TCAGGTTGGCCACGAAGGACTGGATGCCGCCCTCGGCGTTGGGGTTGTTCCGGGCGAGCTCCCGGGATCGCGCACGCAGCGTTCCGAGGGTGCTTGACAGGACGGCGTTCGGGCCGATGTTGCCCAGCCCCCACGTCCNNCCTTCGACGTGGTGGTGAGCACGTACCGGCGACGACCGGACACCGAGGCGATGTCGCTCTCGATCTCCGAGAGCAACCCCCGGAGCTTGTCCATGTCGGATTGCGCCCATGTCATTGACCTGCCGTCCGCCGCAGTGACGGTCACCACCCGCTGCCCGGTGGCCAGGGCCAGGATCGCGGCTTTTACGGTCGCAAGGTCCGCCTCGGTGTATGCCATCTCCGTCTCCCACGATGCGGATTCGAGAGAGGCATAAGGGCAACAAAAAAGGCGGCAATCCAGATGTCCAGGCACCTGGATGCCGCCTTAATGTTCTTGCGTCTCCCCGGGACTGGCCGGCCCCGGTTCGAACCCCTATGCGATTGTCAAATCTCGTAGCCTATTCTACGGGGAGAAAGACCCGAGTCAAGGTGGCATTTGGTGGCATTTGGTGACATCTGAGAAAAAATCTTTTTCATGGCACGGATTTGATCCGCCTGCAAATCCCTGCCGCCCCTGGGGTCAGGGGCGTTTT